CCTCATTAGAGCTTCCTCGCTTTTAATAGCTGCTTCGCGTTTAAGTTTTTCGATCACAAATTTGTGGTTAACTTTAAGTAAATCAATTGCCGTATAGCCAAGGGTTTTGAAACTCGCCTGGTGTTCTTTAACCTGTAAATCAAGCCAAGCGTCTCCTGCGCACAGGTTCATTACTCTACAGTCCAAAAGTTCATTTCGCCTCCCCGCAGAATAGAAGCTACCATCCCTTAAAGGCTCTTCGGCGATAATCATGTCAAGGATTTTATCTGAATAATCCCTTGGAAAGTCACAAAAGCTATTGTCTTGATTCGGGCCGTCTACCCGTTTTATCTCCAGGTTTCTGTAAATGATCCGCTTATAGTAGTTCGTTGAAATTTCAAAAAGCATTTGTCCTGAAGGGAGTTCAGCGGCACGATATCTTTTGAATACATCCGATTTTAAAGTGTCCTTGAAACCGGGTTCATCTTTATCTGACTTTTCCCCTTTTCGTCTGGATAAAGAACCAAAACCTTTTGACGGATAAATATTTAAAAACTCTTTACAGAAATCATAAACCACAGAGTAATTTGTACCATCCCCGGAGTCAATTAAACCAAATTCTACGAAGTACTCACTACCATCTTTTTTCCTATACATGAGTCCTGTTTCTTGAATGTACCGTCGGAGTTTCTCCCACGCCCCAGAGTAGGGATTATTTATTGCACCTTCAAAACGAAGGTACTCCACAGAGGCCGTATAGTAGTTTTCACCATGGCCTACAACCTCAAGCTCAAGACGTGGAGGATTTTCCTTACGCTCTTCTGGGTCTTCAGAGCCACGCTGTACATCGCAACCAAAGGTTAGATATAGAACGTTATCTTGAACTTGCTTTGAGGGGTACGTACCCCGAATTTGTAATATAGAATCGAGCTTTGGCCGTTGCCCCGTTTCTCTGTGCGGCATACCAAGGACCGTGTTATTAAAAGGGGCCATGTCATTTGCTTTCTGACATTTATTGTAGTCCTTAAAAGCGTCGATCCATGAATACATACCAAGGGGGGAATAAAGTGAACCTATTTGGCGTGTTCGTAGAAATCGGTCCTCGGACTTTTTAGTAGGCTTCCAGCGGTAATTCTTCTCATAAAAGGCTGTTTTATAATGCTCTTTTAACTTCTCTTTGCATCTTGGATTTTCACAATCCATGTATACATCATAAACCTCTCCATCTCGGAGAACTGGATGCATACGATAAAAATCAATCGTTTGTTCTTTATAACAAAAAGGGCATTGAACGTAAAACATTCGTTGATCCCCGCGTTCATACTCCGGCCAAATTGCCGAATCATCATAAGTAGTAGGGGTGGATAGGTCTAAAATTTTCTTCTTATTACCCCATGCTGCCAATCGTCTTTCCGATACAGCAAGCCAAGACCCTTCACCTGTGGTCAAGAGTTTTGGGGCCGCATCTATCTCGTCCCTAATTAAAATACGTTTATCTGTGGCTCTTTGACGTGGGGCGGAGTTTGCCGTACCCATATCAAGGCGGCAGCCGTTATATTCTTTTGCAAAGGTCGTATCCCCTGAACGTCGGGAAGACTTTTTATCAGTATACTGCGCATAAATAAGATCACGATAACCATAAGAATTTATCGCAGCCTCTAGTCGCCTAGACACCCACCGTTCCAGCAGGGCGTCTGTGGCGGAAATGAATAGTATATCAGCCGGAACATATCCCATGTAGTAACAGATCATACTCTCCGCCGCCATCGTAACTCCGATTTGAGCGCCTTTCATAACTAAATCTCGTTGAATTGGGGACATAACTGACATATCATATAAAATTTCATACAAGTAAGGGGAGTACTTAAACTGTAGTTTACCGGGACGGGGGGTTCCAGGAGGTAGGGACCGGTGCAACTCTGCGTGTGTTGCAATATCAAGGGTAGGAAACTTTTCAGGTAATCTTTGAATTAAACCCGATATATGTGCTTTTTGATTTTCTAAAATTAACTGATCGACTGACATTACCACCAAATATTTTATCTGGATATTTAGTAAAGTATTATAGCTTTAGTACTTTTTAAAAAACTTATTTACAAATCTAAAAAAATATGTAATCTAGCCTATGCAACCTGTAGAATACCCTATAAAAACACCAGAAAACCTTAATGGCCTCTCCCCAATTGAAAAAATTCGGGCAGGCTATAGGGGGGAGAAAAAGGAAATTAAAAAACTGCCTTTAAAAAAAGATTACCCCTATAAAGGATTGAAGTCTCTACCTTTATTCATCTCCAAGGACGCTTATAAAAAACTTGAAACCCTGTCCCTACTAGCTCTTGAGAAGTCTCCTAAAATTGCGGGAGCAAAAATCATGGAAAAAGCTATTCACCGCCTTTACGCAGAGGCACAAAAAGATATTTCTGCATCTACGAAAAGAAGAAAAAGTCTTATGGGTAGCTGACGTTTTGCGTATTTCGTAATAACTTAGTATCCTAATGTTTCACGAAATACGTATAAAGATAGTTAGCGGCAATAATGCAGTTCTATAACCTTAAATGTAATATCATTATTCATGTGTTTATCTTGAATTTCCCCCATCGCCTGTATCGCTTTCTTTTTTGACGAGAATATTGCTTCTTTGTTTTTTATTAAAAAATTACTTTTATATGTAAATTCAACCAATTGAAGTTTATTTCGTTTCATCGTACAATATCCACCGTACATAATCGATTCATAATATGGTTGTACTCTGTATAACTTTAGTGCTGCATTACAGCCGCTAACAGCGTTTATCTGCTCCGCGCTTTGCGGCTCGGGTTTCGCTTCGTATTTTTCTTGTTCCGTTTTTTCGTTCATAAAATTATCCTTTTAAAGTTTTTCTCTCTCGCTCAACCACATGGCCTAAAGGCCACGTCAGATAAACGCAAACGTTGTGCGGACATTGATAATGTACATCGCTATCCGCACCGGCTCGTCATCGTGACTCGCTATTTAAGTGTATCAAACTCCTGCCCTTCATAATTATCTGGGAACTCCCATAATCTTAAACTGTAAGATTGCACCCCGCCGACGGTACATCCTCCACGACCTATCTCCATAAGTAAGTCTCCAGGCAATACGTTTTCACTGTTAATACATTTATTCATTTTCTTTATCTCCCATGTTTTAATCAAGCCATCCTTGGCTAATGTAATTTACTCCGCTTTTGGCACATCAACTAACTAAGATTACAAGCTGCGTCGCTTGCGCTCCTCGGGTCTGACGACCACATGCCTTCGGCACGTCTTGTAATCTTGACGTTATCAGAAACGGCTGGCAGATTGTTCGTCTGCCAGTCATAAATCATTTTTTTCTAGTGTCGTCGAGATTGTCGACCATCGAACCCAAACGGTCAAATGTCCCGAATGGTTGATCGTGTCTATCGTGATCATCAACGGCACGCTTCATCGGCGTTATGCCCGTGACATCAAGAGCAATATCCACGGGCAAAAGGGCGACGTCTTTAATAAACCCAAGTAATCCCATAATTTATCTTCTCCTAAAATTTTAATTAACTAAATATATTAGTCCACGTAATTCATCCAATCCAGCCGCATCTGATAACAGCCGATATTGGCCGCTTACGCTCAATTGCTTTGCAACTGCCAATATCGTCAAACGTTAGCGGCAATAATGCAGATCATTCTACAGTATCGCCGCCATCCTTGGCGGCTCTGGTGGTTATTTAGGATAACACCAATACGGGAACATATAACGTACTTGATGTTTTTCACAAATTTTACGTATATCATCGTTATTACCACCCTCGTAATCTTCTTCCATGCAAGGATCGATAGGGATAATTTTTCCTTCACCTAATTCGTCGTCACGTAATTCAAATTCGTTTAGTTTATAAGAATTGTCAATAAGGTTAGCATTAAAATATTTTTTTAAATCGATTTCAAATGCCTCTACATTTAATTTTGTGATTCGCCTTTGTTCTGTTTCATAAATCTTTACTATATTCTTAGCATGTTTATACTCTTCCAATGTTGGCAATCCATCCATTACTATTATCCTCACTTTATAAAGTAAATCCTTCTATGCTCTACGACATCCATGTCTTCGAGATTCCCGCGCATTACAGCCGCTAACAGAGATTATGAGTCATGCTGCGCACGACTCATAATCTCAAACGTTAGATGCAATGACCGGCGTTTCATTCGTCAGCCATTGCAAATAAGTTTTAATTTACGGGTGTAAAATCAAGATAAAATTCTTGCCCAACAGTAAATTTATCCATCAACGCAGGGTTTGTTATCGACATAGATAGGTTTGCGGTCGGCGTCCACTTTGAGTAGGTATTGTTTTCGTCATTACCCTCCGCATCAAATGCATTCGCGCAAACCGCAGAGAAGTTTAAATCCTCCTGCGTTTCCGATACTTTTTTCGTTGATACCAGTTTCATTTTTGCTCGCATCATATTGTTTGTTCCTTTTTAAAATTTATTTACTTATAAAATAAGTACTTGTAGCCGGTCACAGCATCTAACAAGTTTTAACCGGCTTCGCTACGCTTCGCCTTGGCCTGCGGCACATTTGCTTCGCAAACGTTAGTGATACGCGCAAACGTTAGTTGAAAGAAGCGGTGGTTAATCCTTCATCTTTCAATTTCCAATTATATTTACAATTCTCGCAATAGCACGATAAATAGTTTATCCTTGCTTTAAGCTTAAAATAACATTCGTATTCGATTGAATAAATAAATTCGTTTTCAACTTCGTTAAAGGATGAACTATTTACTAGATCACCTGCGTTGTAATGCTTACTTGTTATTTCAGTAGAAGTACATTTCGGGCAATTCATTTTAATTATCTCCTAAGTAAATTTATTCAAGCCTGTTCCAGCACATAACACGGCATAAAAGCATCGGCCTTACGGCCTCTCTTTCTGGCAATCTATCTTTCACGCTCACCCATTGACCGGTTTCTTTTGTATATTGTTCTTGTAGTGTCATAACTTTTCACCTTCTTTGACCGTAACAACTATTTGTATACGCCTAGTATTTACCCTTAAAGTATTTTATTAAAACGGACTTGACTGATGGGGGCCATTGGCCCCGACCCACCTGTACCCCAAAAGTACTAAAGGAATTTTCGAAAGGTTTGCCCCATCTGGCTCCTCTTTCTGATTTTAAGAGACACCGTTCCTAATTAAGCAAATAACGGTTTTTTATTCACCCGAATGGGTGTTCTTTTAAGTTGCGCATTTATTGCGAAAGCGTCAACTTATTTTTTACCTTTTTTCTTTGGTGTAGACTTTTTTGAGGTGTCTTTCTTTTTTGCACCTTTTGAAGTCTTTTCTTCTTTAGTTTCTTTTTTAGTTTTTTCCTTGGCTTTTCCTTTGACTTAATTTTATTAGTCTGTTCTTTCTCACGTTCTACAATTTCTTTTGTGAGCCATATTTCAGCTTCTTGTAGATACCCCACAAGACCCTCCCATACAAATATCATGATGTTATGAAATGCTTCATCAATATTACGTTGCTCGCTAAATACAAAGTCTGATAAGTGTATATTTCTTTCTTTGAAAACTCCCCAAACCGCAAATTTATATGGGTGTGACTCCGCACGGTGTGGATGAACACGCAACATTTCTCTTCTCAAATACCACTGTGCTTTTTTCAAATCCTCCAGAGCAAAACCCTTTTCGTCAGCTCGCCACAAGTATTTTATAACATTACCCAAATTGAAGGGCAGTAGCTCCGTAATCTGGATGCACTCAATGCCTGAAGGATGTTGTGTGTAATGCTTTGGATGATTTATTTTATCTTCGTTCATGTACCCTTCTCCTTTTTAGTTCTGTCTTCTACACATCCAACTGTTATAACTACTCCAACCAGAGTAAGATAGAGAATAAGCCAGAATCGTGTTTTGGGTGCCCATTCTAAAAAATCAGTATTCCAAATAACAAACATAAAAGACCCGACCCAAAAAACTACGTTTAAGATGTGTAGTGAAATAACTTTTAGTATAAATTTTGTCATAAATTATTTTCCTCTAGTGCCTTTATTATTTTTAAAATTTCCTCTTTCGTTAATAGAATACGAAAACTCCCCTTATGCCCCTTATCTTTAACCACAATACGAAAGCCCTCTTTTTTTCGAATAAATCTGTATAGTGTACTATGGGTTTCCAATTCAAAAATACGTCCAACTTCCATGTCAAATACTTCGGAATTATCACGCATAACCCCGGCAGCACAAGTAAGATAAAATGCTCTCGATTGAAGATTACATGTTTGCATACTCACCCCTCATCCGTAAAATCAGGCGCAATTATCCCATAACCACCTATGTCACGGGGAAATTCCCTCGGTATATCAGCCCGTGTACGCATATAGGCATCACTGATTTTCAAAGCATACCCTCGTGGATCGGTATTGTAGAACCAGACCTTTTCTCGCTTACCGAGTAACCGCTCGACCTGACCGAGTAGGTTCAAAATCAACCGCTCCTCAGTTTGTGATAAAGACCGCTCGCAAGCAATTTCCGCATACCTGTGCAGTCTTTCTTCAATACGTCGAAAGTACGCATACGCCTGTGCTCCTTCAGGCGCCCCAGTTATATTTTTAAAATTGAAAATTCGGGCAAGCATTTCGCTTTGGTGCTCAATTTTTTCGCTTAACGTTTTCATTTTGTTTTTTCCTCTGGCATAAATAACCCAATAATATTACCTACTATTACTACCACGCTAACAAGAATGAGTACCATGTGGTAATGCCTAAAGTCTGTTGTTTGCATAACGTAGATAACCGCTATACACCCAATTGCAATTTTAAAAATATAGAAAATCTTCATACTTTTTCCCCCTCAATCCTTTTTATAAGTTCCGCCACTGTCACTTGCACCCAAGGCTCTATTTTTTCGTATAAGGAGGGTGTCCGTATACCTCCGTCACTACACAACAGGATTTCCGTATCCGCTCCTGAGTAATCCCTCCCCACCATGGTATAACCGCAATCCACCGCCTTTTTTACGACGATATCTCGCTCCGCATAAGTAGGAGCTGTTACTCTATAAGATGTACGTATTCCGGTAATAGCCTGGATAGACCGACGATTAGGCATAGATAGTGTAAAAAAGTCATACGGGATCGGTGTACCCTCAGTCGGTAAAGATTTTAGACTCATAAACTCTTCCCCTGTCATTTGTGTGAATCCCTCTACCCATCCGGTCCCCAGATTTCGTATTTTACCATCTGAGCATAGCAAAATAACATGCTCTCCCGTGTCGATAGGCTCCTCCAAGGTGTACCCAAAACTTTCCGCTTTTTTAATAACTGCATCCATTTGGGTACAGGCTCTTAAATTATTGCCTATTTCCCAAGATAACCAAACAACAATCGCTGGCATTTTTCGCTCTACAAAACTTGTCCCTTCTTCCACCTTAACTGAACGCTCATCATACTTTTCAACCAAGATAAACGCTCGCTCTAATACCTTCTTATAGAAACCTATAACCGAACCATCTGTTAGTGTCATTGTAACAGTAGCCTTAAACGCCATCTTGTTAAATAGGTCTGTTAAAAACTCTTCAGGGGTCTTATCTGTTTCTACCAGCTCCCCCTTGTACCTCTTTTCGTCTATTACAACTACTACGCTTAATTTCATATTGTCTTTTTTCCTTTATTAAAATTTACTTTAAATTATTTTATAAAAACATCCGCTCAAAGCCGGACTCGATGAGTGAGGGCATCAAATCCGGCAATCAGCCGAAAACCGAATCAAATGCGTTGGACTCGGTAACAACGTGAGTGAGGAAATATAGTTATAATGGCCGCTCGCCCCCTAGACCCTCACGGAGTACATAACCTCTTTTCTGAAGTTCAAAAAATATCTGTGAAGTAGCCCGGATGTCATTTAGTGCGTCGTGAGCGCCCACAAATTCGCTCCCGAACAAGTATTTATATGCTTCCTGTAATTTAGGCCACTTGAAACCGTACTTCCCCGGAATTTTACACAAGTCAACCGTGTTTAACATAGTACAAATCGTAGATAACCCGGCTAAATAGTTGTGCCGCTTTTCTCGGAAAAATTCCGCTCCAAGAACACCACAGTCAAATTTTATGTTATGCCCGATTATCACCCCGCAACCCGTAAGGTCGAGGCTAATTTCCTCAAGAACAAGATCAAGTCTCCGACCTTCCGCAAACATCCACTCCTGAGTAATGCCATTTATTGCTGCCGCTTGCTCAGATAGTACGATATTTTCATGTCTGATAATTTCTGCTCGCTGCTTAATCAGCTTTTTATCAGCATTGAAAATCTGCCATGCCACTTGAACCATCCTCGGCCAGTTTGCTGTATCGCTTGCTGGCGCGTTATAGTCTTTTGGTAAACTGTTCGTCTCTGTGTCGAAAAAGAAGTAGTACTGCATTTTATTTCCTTTTTTAAAAATTTTCGCTCTATTAAGAATAAAGCCTTTTGGGGATTACGTAAATTTTTCCTCTGGTACGTCCAGAAACTTCAAAACCTCTTTTAATGAGGCAAAGCCCCTACAATGCACCTTTTCTTTATACTTATACATGATATTCGTCGTTTTAAGAAAAAACTTATACCCCGTATTTTTCGCTTGGATACGCGTTGCCCTTTTTATCATCCAGTCTGATTTGTAACGTTCAATATACGCTTCAACCGCTTTATACGTCATCTTTGGCCGCTTTTTAAACCGCTCGACCAGCTCCATGTCTGTCACAATATCCCATAAAATTCGCTCAGGTGCGTTTTGGCGCATCTTTCCAATTTCGCCCTCATTCACTCGATTAACCTTCTTGTACTTTGGCATATAGCTTTTTACCAAGGTAAAAAAACCCTCTAACTGGTCTGGCTTATAAACGTTTTCCATACTACCAAAAAGAGTTTCCACAAAAAGAATCGAGTCATCCTCAAATCTGAACGCCTCGCCGTTAGCGTATTCATCCACGGGTTCCGGATAGGCAAAAAAATCCGCCCCTACTGTGTACCCTACCGACTTATCGAGAAGCATACGAAGCTCAAAGGCTTCCGCCTCACAATAATAGCCGTCTGGAAAATGGCGTAAAATTCGCTCGACCTCATTCAAGAAAAACCCCACCGCCGGATGGTCAATAAATAACCGCCCGGCGTCCGTCATAATACGTTGTTTTAAGATTCGCCCTTGTTCGAGGGTGTCCAAGTCCTGAAAGATAGGCGTTTCAAATAGCTTCATCATAAATAACCCCTTTTGCGTACCGATTCAACCAATTAAGTCGCCCTTGTACAGTTATACAGTGAGCCATGGTAAGGGTCATACCTTCACTTACTGCCCTGAAACACCCATCTTGGTCATACTCCCAAACGTACCCTAAACCGTTTTCATCCTCAAGATATTGTAAAACCTTTAAAATCTCAGTTATACCTGAGTCGGGAAAAGAAAAGCCTGTTTTTGTATCCTCAATATTTCCCGTAAGATTATTAAACTGAAACCGCTCTTTTCCCGCTTCAATCGCTCGCTCTAAATCCGCTCGGTTAATACCAGAAATAATAATACGTGGAAT